ATCCAAAGCATCATTGACAACATGAACTTGTCTAACCGTGAAGAACTGCTTGCGGCTATGCAACAAGCTATGCAACCTAACCCTCAAGCACAGCAGATGCAACAACAAGCACAGCAGTTGCAAATGCAGTTCCAGCAGTCTCAGACAGCAGCATTGGCAGCACAGGCGCAAGAGTCTAACGCTAGGGCTACCAAGCTTGCAGCAGAAGCAGCAGTTGTTCCTCAAGAGCTTGAGATTGACAAGATCAACGCAATTACACGTAACCTCAAAGAAGGTGACCAAGACGACAAAGAGTTTGAGCGTCGTATGCGTGTAGCAGAAACAATGCTTAAGGAACGTGAAGTTAAAGCAAGGGAGAAAGGAACCCAACAAGTAGAAAAGCGTGACAACGAAACACGTCAAGCTGAACAAATGTTGATGCAACGTCTTAACCAAGAATGAACGTGGACTTAAAACTTACAGCCCTCTACGACAAACTACTGTCTAAGATACAGGCAGTAGAAGCTATCCGTGGGGAAAAGGGTGACAAAGGCGATCCCGGACCTACAGGTGAAAAAGGACCTAAAGGTGACAAGGGTGATACTGGTGTAGGTAAAGACGGCAAGGATGGTGTTGACGGTAAGGACGGAGCAGACGGCTCTGATGGGGAAGACGGAGTAGGCGTTCAGGACGCCACAGTGGACTTTGACGGGCATTTAGTGTTGACCCTTACCAACGGTGAGGAAGTAGACGCAGGCTCTGTGAAGGACATTAACGAGGCTCAGGCACCCAATGTGTACAACATCTCTATGGGTAGCATGGCTAGTCGTGCAGATCTTAAGAATGCTAACGCTAGGATTATCACTGCTAACCACACAACAGGTGGATCTGAGATCCTAAAGGTTACCTCTGGTGTTGTTATTAACTTAAGAGAACATCCGCAGGATCGTGAGACAGTTATTGTCAACTGCCGTACTGATGATCGAATAGACATTGTGGGTGAAATTAACATTGTCAACATGTCTTACTACGACGTAGCTAAGTACAACATTAATGAGTATGGCGCTCGTAGTATTATTGTTGAACAAGACGACACAACATTGCACTTGGTATACATCCAAGAATTCAAAGAGTGGTTGGCAATCTAATGAGTTACATACCACAATCCAGAGCAGACTTAGGTATAGCGCAGGCGTATGAGGTTTCAGGTAGTCATACTACTTCTGGGACTGAGATACTACGGTGCAGTTCTGACGTAGACATTGTGTTAAACCCAACACCTAAAGATCGTGAAACGGTAATGGTAAAGCTGACTACAGCCAACACCGTAAAGATCATAGGTGACATTAACATTACGTCTTCTTCTTCTTTCTTTAACATCGCCCAGTACAACATAGATGAGTACGGCGGAACAACGGTAACAATCAACACACCAGACACTACGGTTATACTGATATATGTCCGTAAGTTTGGAGAATGGTTCCCTTATAACTAAGGATAAAACATGTTAACAAACACTGAGTTTCAAATGTTTCTAGACAGGATGCAACAAATGGTAAGTCCTTTGGAAGCGCAAGTACAAGAGCTAACAAAGCAAGTAGAGGAATTACAAAATGCCAAAGTCCAAGGACCCAAAACTAGCACGAGCGGGCGTAAGCGGGTACAACAAACCAAAAAGGACGCCTAGTCACCCTACTAAGAAGTTTGTAGTAGTAGCCAAAGAAGGTGACAAGACTAAGACTATTCGTTTTGGCGATGCCAAGATGACTATCAAGAAAGACCAGCCTGCACGACGGAAGTCGTTTAGAGCACGTCACAAGTGTGACACAAACCCACCCAGCAAACTCACGGCGAGGTACTGGTCTTGTAAGAAGTGGTAAAACAGCCGTGAGGCTATTGCACGTCGAGATGACGTTAGGAGAACACAATGCGAAAGTTATTAGTAGCGGTAATGCTGCTGTCGTTACAGGCATCAGCTAACACCAAGATTCTCGTTGAGAAAGCAGATCAGCAGTACGTAGTAGTCCCGGACTGTGCAGTATCTGAAGACGTAACTCAAGTATCACTACGGTGGCTTAGAGTAGGCGCACCAATATACATGAATCACCAAGGGCGACAAGTCCGGTGTACAATTGAAGACTACTATCAAGTAAGGAGTTAACTGTGAAGGTTAATGCGCCTAAAGGTTACCACTGGATGAAAAGCGGTAAAGAACACAAGCTGATGAAAGACCCCGCAGACGGCTACAAGCCACACAAAGGTGCATCTAAGTCAGCTAACTTTGCAGTCCAAAAAGCCCACAAAAAGTAAGGAAACTACTATGCCAAACTGTACAGGTAAACGCAAAAAGAAAGGCAAGAGCAAACCCAAGGGGTACTAAAGATGCCTAAAGCTAAAACTAAGAAGGCTAACGACGCTTGTGCAAAAAAGGTCAAGTCCAGATACAAGGTCTGGCCTTCTGCATACGCCTCTGGTGCTGTAGCCAAGTGCCGCAAAGTCGGCGCTAAGAACTGGGGTAACAAAAGTGGCCGTAAGAAAAAGTAAGAAAGGCGCAGCCCTTAAGAAATGGTTTAAGGAGGAGTGGGTAGACGTTAAGACAGGTAAGCCCTGTGGACGTAAGTCTGCTAAGAAAGGTGAGTCTAAGCGTCCCTACCCCTCCTGTAGACCTAAAGCAGTTGCTGCTAAGATGACCAAGGCAGAGAAAGCTTCTTCTGCTAGACGTAAGACAGGGCCTGCTAAAATTAAACATGCAGTAACAGCTTCAGGTAAACGTAGGAAATCTACAAGAAAAGCTTGACATCTGTACAAAAGTATGCTATAATTAAACTATAGTTAAACAACTTTAGAGGAAACTATGACTCCTGAGCTTGAAACCTACTTCGACAACTACAACGAACTCTTCAATCACGAAGGTTTCAAACAACTCTTACAAGAGTTATCTAATAATGCACAACAGTTAGCAGACATACAGTCCGTAAAAGACGTAGAAGAACTCTTCTATCGCAAAGGTCAAGTTGCTGCTTTAGCTACTGTAATTAATCTTCAGGGTACTATAGAAGCTGCCAGAGAGCAAGCAGAAGTAGAAGAAGAAGGCCCTGTAAGTGTATAAAATCTATGACTTCCGTTGTACTAACGGTCACGTCACTGAAGAATTTGTAAAGTCCACTGTCACAGAAAGTAGGTGCAAAATCTGTGGCAGTACTTCTACAAGAATGGTATCTGCCCCGTCTTTCCACCTTAACGGTTCCGATGGTTCATTCCCCGGAGCGCATATGAAATGGGTTAGGGAACACGAAAAAGCAGGTAGAAAATAAACATCTCCACAATGATTATAATCACGGAGTTTAATAATGTCACGAGCAATGATTGTAGATCCACAACCTGAAGAGGAAAATGTGGACGAGATCGAAACCAACGAAGTTAACGAGATTCAACAAGAAGCAGAAGTTGAGCAACCTCAAGTAGAAGAGTCAAGCTTACCAGATAAGTACCAAGGTAAGTCTTTAGAAGACATCGTTAAGATGCACCAAGAAGCTGAGAAGCTTTTAGGTCGTCAGTCTTCTGAAGTGGGCGAACTTCGTAAAGTCGTGGATGACTACATTGGTAGTCAAACACAATCAGCACCTCAACCACAATATGTTGAGCCTGAAGACGATATAGACTATTTTACAGATCCTCAAGGTGCAGTAAATCGTGCAATTGAGAATCATCCTAAGATACGTGAAGCAGAGCAGTACACAGCAGACTACAAGAAACAATCTGCTTTGGCTACTCTAAACAACAAACATCCAGACATGCAGCAAATTCTTGGTGATCCTAAGTTTGCTGAATGGATTAAAGCTTCAAAGATTAGGACTCAGTTATTTGTAGCGGCTGACCAACAGTACGACGCTGAATCTGCTGACGAATTGTTTACACTCTGGAAAGAACGTAAAACAGTAGCACAGCAGACTGCCAAGGTTGAAAAACAGGCACGTAAGCAGACACTCAAGGCAGCTAATACAGGTAATGCACGAGGCAGTGCTGAAGGGACACGTAAAAAAGTATATCGCAGGGCCGACATTATTAAACTAATGAGAACAGACCCCGAGCGTTACCAATCTTTGTCAGAAGAGATACTGACAGCATACGCAGAGGGTCGTGTAAAATAATCTAGGAGATTATCATGGCTACTGTACCATATCCCGGCGCAACCGGAATTACCGGCAAAACTGAAGCAGGAACTTTCATCCCAGAAATCTGGAGCGATGAGATCATTGCTGCTTACCAGAAGAACCTCAAGATGGTTCCTCTTGTAAAGAAGCTTGGCATGACAGGCAAGAAGGGCGACAAGCTCCACATCCCTAAGCCTACTCGTGCTGACGCAAGTGTCAAGGCTGAGAACGCTGCTGTTAACATTATTGCTAACACTGAAAGCGAAATCCAAGTAGACGTTAACCGTCACTTTGAATACTCACGTCTTATTGAAGACATCGTAGAAGTACAAGCACTTAACAGCCTCCGTCAGTTCTACACTGAAGATGCTGGTTATGCTCTTGCTACTAAGATCGACACTGATCTTCACGCTGTTGCTACTGGCTTCGGTGACGGAACAATGACTCTGTCTCCAACTGCTACTAGCTACCAGAACAGTGCTGCTTTCTTCAACAACAACGGCACTACTACTGCGTTTACTGGACAAGCACTCCCAGCTAACACTGAGTTCAGCGACGGATTCTTCCGTGACATGATCCAGAAGCTTGATGACAACAACGTACCTATGGAAGATCGTTGCCTTGTTATTCCTCCTTCTGCGCGTAACTCAATCATGGGTATCGACCGCTACGTGTCTTCTGACTTCGTATCTGGTCAAGGCGTTCAGTCTGGCCTCATCGGTAACCTCTACGGTGTAGACGTATACGTGTCTAACAACTGTGCAACTATTGCTTCAGGCAAGCGCGCTGCTTTGTTGTTCCACCGTGACGCTGTTGTCCTTGCAGAGCAAATGTCTGTACGTTCACAGACTCAGTACAAGCAGGAGTACCTCTCAACGCTGTACACTGCTGACTGCCTCTACGGTGTCCAAGCATACCGTCCAGAAGCTGGTTTCATTCTGGCTGTCCCAGCCTAAGAAACTCTCGGGGGGTCTTCATGGCCCCCTTCTTCTTTTTTGATTTAGCTAGGCAAGAGGAAACTTAGCCATGTCCAACTACACAAAGACCACTGACTTTGAAGCAAAGGATTCCTTGCCGTCTGGTGACTCAGGTAAGATTATCCGTGGCTCAGAGTTTGAAACAGAATTTGACAATATCGCAACAGCGATTGCCTCTAAGTCAGACGCAAACAACCCAACATTCACAGGCACCGTTACTATTGACGGGCTTACTGTCAACGGCAATACAGTTCTGGGCAACGCCGCTACAGACACTGTAACCGTTACGGCAGACATTGCTTCTAACCTTCTTCCTTCTGCTGACGACACCTATAACTTAGGAGCAGTCGGCGCAGAGTGGAATGATCTCCACGTAGACGGTGTTGCTTACATTGACACCATTGACGGTTTTGCTACTACCGGCAACGTAACCTTTGGCGACAACGACAAAGCCATCTTTGGTGCTAGTTCTGACCTACAGATTTATCATACCGGCTCTCCAAGCTCAAACAGTGTAATTGAGGACGCTGGTGCAGGTAATTTGACCCTTAAGTCAAACGGCGCTGGCATTCATTTTAGAGATGGAAGCGATAATCTTGTTTTTAATGTTGATCTTGATTCCGCAACAACTCTTTACCACAACACAAGCGCAAAACTAACCACCACCGCCACAGGCATCGACGTAACCGGCAGTATTTCTGCTGATGGTTTGACTGTTGATGGATCGTCTTCTGGAGACATCACGCTTACAGGAGCCACTAATTCAAATACTGGTATTTTTGTAAAAGATCCCACAGCGGCTACATACGGTGCTTTCTTTGGTTATGACGATGCAAACACAGTAGTGCATCTTGGCGGTGTAACAGACGGAACCAAAAATGCCGCTTTAGTAATTGGAAGAGACAACAACATCGTTCAATTTAGTGGTGGCGGTGACGTTCAATTTTATGAAGATACTGGCACTACAGTAAAAATGAACTGGGACTCTTCTAAAGAATCTTTAGGAATTGGCGTAGGCTCACCTCAAGCTTCTTTGCACATTGCCAATGACGCAAGTAGAACTCAGTTTATTGCATCAGGTACAGTAGGTAACGACCGATTCCTTGCTATTGACCTTGATATAACAGGCAGTGAAGACGTTACTTACATTACTTGCGATCAAGCCGACTCTCTTGCATTTGGCGAAAAAACCAACGACAGCGACCGCACGATTGCTAATGAGCATATGCGAATTGATCCCGCAGGCAACGTAGGTATCGGTACGAGTTCGCCAGCTAAGCTCCTAGACGTTTCTTCTAATTCTTCGCCTACTATCCGAATCTCAAATACACGCAATGACTCTAATTGGGACACAGACCCAGTATTTGGTGCGCTTGAGTTTTATTCGGCAGACGGTTCAGGCAGTGGAGCTAGCGTCAGAGCATCGGTACAAGCTGAAGCCGCTAGTGCTTTTGGAAACGCTACGGACATAGTTTTTAGGAACGGCGATAGTTTAGGTGTTCAGCAAGAAAACATGCGTATCGACACCAGCGGCAACGTAGGTATCGGTACGGATTCTCCTTCGCAAGACTTAGAAATTGCTTCAACCTTCCCAGCTATTCGCTTGACAGACACCGACACCTCTAATGCTGTTAGTGAAATAACAGGCGGCTCTGGCATTTTGGCATTAAGTGCTGACGGGACAAACGCAGTGGCTAATAGTCGTATAGTCATGAATGTAGACGGCTCTGAGCGTGTACGCATCGACGCCAGCGGCGACTTGTTGATTGGTAAGACCTCTACGTCTTTAGGAACAGCGGGCATTGTTGGTTATGGTGCTGGACTTTTGCGCTCTACTAGATCTGGCGGTATTGCTTTAGAGCTAAATAGAACATCATCAGATGGCTCAATAGCTGACTTTAAGAAAGACGGCGCCACAGTCGGCTCCGTTGGTACTGCTTCCGGTGGGTGGTTGTACACAGGGGCTGTGGATACTGCTTTGGTTTACGATTATGGCGCTAACAGTATTCAACCTTATCAACCTAATACTTCATCCTTAAGAGATAATGCCGTTGATTTAGGTGGTTTAAATGCACGTTTTCGTGACCTCTACCTGTCAGGCGGTGCATACCTCGGCGGTACTACGGCGGCTAACAAGCTGGATGACTATGAAGAAGGGACGTGGACTCCTACGATTTTAGGCGTAAACGGATTTACTGTTGGGGCATCTCCTAGCTACTCCGCTACTTATACTAAGATAGGTCGATTAGTTTATTTTACTGTTCTTTTAGATTTTGATTCTACAGATACAGTAGATGTAGGAGATCGTGTTTTAGTTTCTAACTTACCTTTTACTAGAAATAGCGCTATAGAAACAATTACAGGAGTAGGAACAGCAGTTACATATAACTCGTATGGAACAAATGTGCTTGCTCAAGGTACGGTTGGCTTAGATAATTCTACAGTTATATCTGTTGTTATTACAAACGTATCAGGATCTCTTACTCACGCTTCTGGTACTAGACTCTCTGGAACATATATTGCCGCTTAATAACCCTATAGCCTCAGTGGACTCTGGGGCCAGACCAACAGGAGACAACAATGTCACTAACTAAAGAAACAACAGCAGACAAAATCGAAGTAGTAGCTACAGAGGACGGCCAAGTCGTTCAAGTACGTACTGCTACTCGTATCGTTGAGGATGGCGCTGTCATTTCTCAGTCTTATCACCGCCATGTTATCAACTCTGGAGACGATTGGTCATCAGAGCCTTCTAACGTACAAGCTATCTGCAACGCAGTATTCGGAGCATAACAATGGCTACATGGACAATCGCAACATTGGAAAGAGAGTTATCAGACGGTGGCGTAGTAGTAGCACACTGGCGTGTATCTGAGGTAGACGGAGACTACTCTGCTTCTGCCTACGGTACCTGTAGCTTTACCTATGACTCCTCTGACCCCTCATTTGTCTCCTACGACAGTTTAACTGAAGAGGTAGTCTTAGGTTGGGTCTGGGGTGAAGTCGATCAGGAGGCAACTGAGGCGGCTCTAGCGGCTAAGATTGAAGCAGAGAAGAACCCTGTCACTGCTGACGGTGTACCTTGGTAATGGATGTCATTGCTGACATTGCTAACATTGCAACGGCTGTTATCTCAGTAGCTTCTGTTATAGCAGCCCTTACACCCACACCTAAAGATGACGAGTGGATGGCTAAACTATACCGCTTTATTGACATCTTGGCGATTAACATCGGTAAAGCAAAGCAGTAATGCCTGAGATTGATGACAACACCAAGGTAGCTATACCGCTAAGGAACTTAGTTGCTCTTGGTGCTGGCATCGTTATGGCTACTACTGCTTACGTAACTCTTGACACTCGTATCATCTCTATTGAACACGGTCAAGAAATACAGAACATGAACATACTGGAAAACTCTGCGTTTGTTCGTGAATGGCCTCTAGGTCTACGTGGTGCGTTACCAGACGATCTTATACAGAACGCTAAGATTATGGCTCTGGAAGAACGCAACGTAGAGATACACGAGTTACGCAGGCAGCTAAACAAGATAGAAGTAGAAATTGGTAAACTGAATGCACAGGTGACTGTGGATCATCAGAGTGGTAAGGAATAATCATGTCAGACCTAGAGCAAGCATTAAGTCGGTTAGAAGCTCATGAGCGTGAGTGTAGTATTCGTTATGAAATGATCCAGATGCAGTTGGATGCACACAATCAACGCTTTGATAAGCTTGAGAAGATGATGACAGGTGGCTTTGCTTCTATTGCTGTTATCGTTACTATGGCTATTGCTATCTTGGAGTTTGCTAGATGATACAAGCTTTGATCGGCCCTATTGTTAACCTTGTTGGTGGACATCTGCAACGTAAAGCAGAAGAAAAGAAGGCTGTTCATGAGCGTAAGCTAGAGGTTATCAAGCAAGACAGTAACTGGGAAAACATCCAAGCAGGTAACGCAGGTGCATCGTGGAAGGACGAGTGGTTTACATTGTTGTTTTCTATACCTTGTATTCTTGCGTTTTACGAACCAGCAGTGCCTGTAGTTATGCAGGGCTTTGTTGTTCTTGAGGGTATGCCTGAGTGGTACAAAGCATTCTTAGGTGCAGCAGTAGCAGCGTCGTTTGGCCTACGTGGTCTGGCTAACTGGAAGAAATAATTATGGCTAAAACTTCTAAAGGAATGCTAACTGACACAATGTACGCAGGCGGTACTCCTACTTTTGACGAGACCACAGGGCAACCAATAAGCCCAACAGGCGATGTTAAAGGCGAGCCTACAAAGCAAGCCCCTATTGTTGTTGATGATCCTACTCCTGCTCCTGCACCAGAAACCCCTGCTGAAATGACCTTTACATTTGTTGAGGGCAGGGAAAGAGGAGGCGCACAGCAGAACTATCTTTATGGTCAAGAAGGCGAAGTACAACAGTTAACAGTTAGTGAGCTACGTGACTACTTTGAAAGTGACAAGGTAAACAGACTTCCCGAAGTATTTGGTACGTTTGATAACTACCTTGCTTACATGACTGAGCGTGAGCAGTTAATTCAGTCTGGTGACTACGACACAGGCAACTGGGCTGAAGCTGATGCTGGGTTTAGCGAAGATCAAGAGATGATCCTTGAGGGTGACGCTGATCTTACTATTGACCCTAGCGACCCCGGTCAAAACCTAGAAAATCTACGTAGACAACAAACAAGCACACAGCAAGGTGCTTACAACAACTGGTTGAATTCTGAAGCTAACCAAGCATTACTACAGAAGTATGGTGTTAACCCTGTTGTATACAGTAACTCCGGCGACAGGTTTGCATGGAATGGCTCTGCGTATGTAAAAGTTGTAGACGAAGACCACGCTGGCCTTGCTGACTTTGTAAAGATGGGCATTGTTACCGCTATTGGCATCATGTCTGGCGGTGCGTTGGCTCCAGCTTTGGGTGGCGTTGGCTCTGCTGTTGTTAGCAATGCTATAACGCAGGCTATTACTACTGGCTCTATTGATTTTGACCAACTACTTCAAACTGCGGCTACTGCTGGTTTGGGTCAAGCAGTAACAGACATTATCGGCCCGGCAATTAGTGATGCTATTAATGTAGATTTATCTGACATTACAGGCATTGAAGAAGTAGACAATGTTCTAAATGCAATGGGTCAAACAGCTATTCGCCAAGCAGTGTTTGACGGTGAGCTAGACATGGATCAGATTGTTTCGTCTGGTTTATTTGCTGGGGCTAGAGAGCTTGCTGACTTTATTTTAGAGCCGATTCAACAGTTTATTGCAGAGAACACAACAGCATCTCCTGAAGCAATGGAAGAGCTTGCTAGAAGGCAGGCAGAGCTTAGGGATGGCCTAAACCAAGAGGCGTTTGAGGACATTACCTCGAACATGAACGACACTCTTAACGCCGCTATTGCTGACCAACAAAACGAAGCAATTGCTAATCAACTAAGAGATTTATCAGGCAATCTTCAGTCTATTTATGAAGATGCCTATGCAGTGTCACCTGAACCGACAGGCCCTTCTGTTGATGATTTTATGGCTAACTCTGTTGATGACGCAGATTCTGAGCTTGCAGACACTACGGCTGACTTAACTGACGACACAACCGTACAACCTGAGCCTATGGCGCAGATAACAAATCCATTTGAAGGCGACGAACTAATCAACGGTGTTTACTACAACGACGCTGGATTCCCTGTAGGCGTCAGTCCAGACGCCACACCTGAGCAAATTCTTGAGCAGTTTGTTAATGACAAAAATGCATGGACTACAGCAACTGGCGTATCTGCTCACGGCCTTCCTCCAGAAGCTATAGCCATATTGATGCAGGACGGTGACTTGCAGGGTCTTAGTGACCTCCTTGTAGAAAATAATCTTATTTTAGCAGAAGGCGACGGCGGTTACATTTTAGTATCAGGGTCAGAATCTACTACTGGTTTCCATACTAGTCTCGACCAAGACGCTCTTTTAAACCTTGAACCACCTTCAAACGAAAGAATTGTTCCGCCTCCTACGTTTACAGACCCTTCTTTAGATCCTATGGATACAAGTGAGGTTTCTTCAGAGATTCGAGACATCTTAGTTGATGTACAGGAAGCTCCAGAAACCCCACTAGAGACCGACGTAGAAGTAGACCCGTTTGAGTATGAAGAAGATCCAATTCAGACGCCTGAGTTACCACCTGAGCCAGATCCTGTAGATCCTGTAGACCCGCTTACTACAGACGAACAACAAACACCCGGCGAAACTGGTACACAGCCTATAGCGCCACCAGAAGAAGACACTCCTATTACTTCAGGACTGTTTCCTGAGTATTTATCAGAGCCTGAACCAGCACCAGCACCAGCACCAGCGCCTGCTCCTGCTCCTGCTCCAATTCAAGGGCCGCAAGGAGATCCGGGCCGAGACGGTGTTGACGGAATAGACGGAGTAGATGGCGCTCCCGGACAAGACGGGATAGACGGCATTGATGGAATTGATGGGATAGATGGGATAGATGGGATAGATGGAGCGCCCGGAGTAGATGGCATAGATGGCATAGATGGCATAGATGGCATAGATGGTGTTGATGGTGTTGATGGCGCTCCCGGAGAAAGAGGAGAACAAGGAGAACAAGGAGAACAAGGAGAGCCGGGCACTGATGGTCGGGATGGAACCGACGGTGTTGACGGCGCTCCGGGAAGAGACGGTGTTGATGGAGTAGATGGGGTTGACGGCAGAGATGGTAGAGACGGTCAAGACGCAGATCCCGAAGTAGTAAGGGGTATTGTTCAGTCTGTCTTTGATGAAAACCCTTTTGCTACATCAGAAGATGTAATTGACGCTATTGCAAACGCTGGGTTTGCTACTCCAGCAGACATAGGAACTGCTTTAGCCAGTGCAGGGTTTGCTACACCTGAAGACATAGGCACTGCATTAGCCAACGCTGGGTTTGCTACTCCTGAAGACGTAGGCACCGCCATTGCTAACGCTGGCTTTACTACACCCGAAGATGTAGGTACGGCACTAGCGAATGCAGGGTTCGCAACACCAGAAGATGTTGGTACTGCTATTGCTAATGCTGGATTTGCAACACCAGAAGATGTTGGTACTGCTATTGCCAACGCAGGGTTTACAACTCCTGAAGACATCAATACCGCTCTGGCTAATGCTGGGCTAGCAACGTCAGAAGACGTCACCACCGCTGTTGGCGCAACTAACGAAGCACTTGCTGGATTAGAGCAGTCTGTTGGCGGGTTAATGACAGATGTTGCAGGTATTGGTACTGAGCTTGGCGGCATTGGTCAAGGCTTAGGACAGCTTGGAGAAGGTGTGGGTTTGTTAGGCGCAGTAGTAGGTGCTGGCTTAGGCGGCCTTGGACAACAGCAGCAACAACTAGCGCAGCAACAAATGGCTATGCTAACGAAGCCTGAGATTAAACCTTTTGAAAAACAACAATTTGGTGGTCTAGGGTATCAAGGTGTTGGTGACATTGGTATGCTAACAAGACCTCAAGAATCACTGGCTCAAAAAAATCTTGATGAATTACTAAAGAGAGCAACATTAGTATGACATATTTAAACATAATGAACAACGTGTTGCGCCGTTTGCGTGAAGAAGAAGTTAACAGTGTTAACGAAAGCACCTACTCTAAGATGGCTGGTGACTTTATTAACGACGCTAAGACCATTGTTGAAGAGGCTTCTGATTGGTCTGCATTACGCACTACTCTTGTTATTGAAACCGTAGAAGGAGACAACCTTTACTCGCTAGCAGGCTGTGGTGACAACGTAAAAGTCATGTCTGCGCTTAATGATACTCAAGACTGTTTCTTTAGCTACCAGACAAAAGACTGGTTTAACAACCGTTTGTACATATCTAATGAAACCTCTGGCGCTCCTCAGTACTACACTTACCACGGTCTAGACGCTAACGGAGACACTCAGGTACTTGTTAACCCTAAGCCTGACGGCGTGTACAGTTTACGATTTGATGTTATAAAAAGACAAGCAGATTTGTCTAACAATGCAGACGTTCTTCTTGTTCCATCAAAGCCTGTGATTCACCTTGCAGTAGCTTTATTGGCTCGTGAGCGTGGTGAGACAGGTGGTACTTCTACTGCTGAATACTTTGCTATTGCTGACAAGTACCTATCAGACGCTATTGCTATTGACGCAGCAAAGCATCCAGAAGAGATGATCTTTAGGACTATCTAATATGTCACAAGAACTACGTAGTATTAATCTTGTAGCCCCGGCCTTCAAAGGTATTAACACCGAAGATTCGCCGTTGGCTCAAGATCCGTCGTTTGCTGAGATTGCAGATAACGCAGTTATTGACAAACGTGGTCGTATTGCTGCACGTAAAGGCTACGACGTTATTACCACAAATAAGACTGTTCTTAGCACTGAGACGCTACGTGCTATTAGAGAGTTTAGAGACAACGCTGGTAACAGTAAGATCTTCTCTGTTGGCAACAACAAGATTATTAGTGGCACAACTACATTAGTAGATGAGACACCCGGAAGCTACACCATTACTACTGACAACTGGAAGATGGTTGACTTTAATGACAGCATCTATTTCTTTCAGCGTGGTTATGAACCTTTAGTTTATAGTAACTCTAGCAGTGCAGTACAGAAAATGTCAACACTTGCTGGAGCGTCAGGTGCAAGTGACATTCCAAAGGCTAATGAAGTTCTTGCTGCTTACGGTCGTCTTTGGTGTGCTGACGTAACTGATAACAAGTCTACTGTTTACTGGTCTGATCTTTTGATCGGACAGAACTGGACAGGCGGCACTAGTGGTAGCATTAATCTTTCAAAAGTATGGCCTGACGGTTATGACGAGGTTGTGTCACTAGCAGCACACAACGGACTGTTAATCATCTTTGGACAGCACAGCATTGTTGTATACCAAGGAGCAGAAGCACCAGCAACGATGTCCCTGTCAGACACTGTAGCTGGCGTAGGGTGTGTAGACAGAGACACAGTACAACAGACAGGTACAGACGTTATCTTCTTGTCACATACAGGCTTGCGTAGCTTTGGACGTACTATACAAGAAAAGTCAATGCCTATCAGTACGTTATCCCGTACGATTACAAAGGACATCATTAGTCTAATACAAAGTGAAACAGAGTTCTTTAGATCTATCTACAGCCCTGAAGAAAACTTTTATTTGTTAACATTTGTTGGTCAGAAAACAACCTTCTGCTTCGACGTTCGAGGAACATTAGAAGACGGGTCGTACAGGGTAACACGTTGGCCCGGCTCTATCTTTACAGCTTACGAAAGACTAACTGATGGTACTCTGTACGTAGGAACAACAAACGGTGTTAGTGAGTACAAAGGCTATTCTGATAACGGCACAAGGTATCGCTTTAAGTACTTTAGCCCTAGCTTGACATTTGGTGATACTTCTCGTCTTAAGATTCTTAAGAAGATTAAGCCAACACTGGTAGGTGCAAACAGTGCTACCGTGTTTATGAAGTTTGCATACGACTTTGGTACGTCCTACAGGACAACAGAGTTTACAGTAGGTAACCAAAATCCTGCTTTTTATGCCGTCAACGAGTTTGGCGAAAATTCTAACCCACTATCAGAGTTTACTGGTGGTGAACTTACTAACCAACGCAGCTTGAATGCTGTAGGCAGTGGTACAACTGTTGTTGTCGGTCTTGAGTCAGACATCAATGGTTTTGCATTGTCACTACAAGAGATTAACCTACTAGCGCTAATAGGTAAAACATTATGACAACTGCTCAAAATTTAAACATGAATCCAACAACAGGTACGCCTTTGTTTCAAATGCCTTCAGTAGCCTATACGTCACAAACAGGGTTAACTCCTCAACAAATGGCTTCAGCGGTTGGGACCTTACCGGCACCCGGAGGCGGCTTTTTTAACACTATGGGTGGCATTGTAGACAACATAGGAAACTTCCTAGGCAGCACCGGAGGTCAACAAGCCTTGGGCGCTGGTACAGGAGCGCTTTTGGCACAGCAAGCGTATGACCGTCTTGGAAGCGTTGGTGAACGAGCTAGACGTGAGGCTTCCGGAATTGCTCGTGAGGGTTTAACTCAAACAGAGTTCAGACCGTTTACTGTTACTACTTCTACTGGTGGAATGATGGGGGTAGGGCCTGAAGGTGGCACTACAATGACCCTATCTCCGCAAGAGCAGGCTCTTCAGAATCAACTTCTAGGAGGAGCAAGAGACTTCTATGGACAAGCACAGCAACCTTTAGATGCTCGTGAGCAGGCTGTGTTTGAGCGCATGAGGGCTGCACAACGTCCTGAAGAGCAACGACAGCGTTTAGCCTTGGAAGAGCGCCTAGCGGCTCAGGGTCGCTTAGGAACGTCTTCAGCAGCCTATGGCGGCGCTACGCCAGAACTCATGGCTCAAGAAGCAGCAATACAGGAATCTCGTGACAGAGCTATGTTGGCTGCAATGCAACAGGCGCAAGCAGAGCAAATGCAACAGGCACAACTAGGCGGACAGTTCTTGGGCTCTGGTTATGTACCACAAGGTCAATTACTTGCTGCGGCAGAGCCTGCCTTGACTACTTCTCAGCTTGCACAACGTGGGCAGTTAACAGGAGCAGGTTTGTTTGGTGAAGCTGAAATGAGCGGTCTTGAGGCATTACTGTCTTCAGGTGTTGGTCAAGCTAACCTCATGGGACAGATCGGTACAGGTCTTTTACAACAGTCTCTACAGCCTACCTTTGTAGGTGGTACTGGAGGAGGAGCAGCGGGCGGTGGCTCTGGTGGAGGCGGAGGTGGACTCTTAGGCTCTATCACAGACGTAATAGGAATTACAGACAGCAACAATGACGGCACTTGGTGGTCAAGGCTCTTTGGAGGTTAATCGTGGCTAGATTCGGACAACAATTTATACAGGGGCTTTTGCAACCTTCTTATCAAAAAGGGTTGTTTTCTGCTGCACAGCAGTTAGGTGCTAGGCCTAGACAGATAGCAGAAAAACGTCAGGAACAACAGATGCTAGGTGGCTTAGTGCCCGGTACTCCTGAGTACAACGAGGCGCTTGCAAGGCTTCAGATGCAGCGTGGTCAGGTAACTGAAGCTTCTGCTACTGGTGCTACTGCTATGCAACAAAAGCAGGCTGCAACTAAAGCTGCTGAAGACACTGCAACAAAAAGTCGTTTAATGGGCGCTGCGCTTAAAAAAGCTAGAGACAACGAGTCAATAGAAAATTACTCAGCAGAAGCAGCTAGAATTACTAGTATGTCTGCGGAAGAACTCCAGCAGTACTTGACGCCTAAAGGAAGAGACACAACAGTTATTTCTGCTGGGGGTGTTTTAGCGGACAAAGCTACTGGCGAAGTATTAGCAAGAGCTCCTTTTAAAGAACAACAAAACACGCTGTATGCTGACCTGCTTAAAGGCGGTAAGTACGACCCTACAACAATTAAAAGAGACGCTGAAGGCAACATAGATACAAGCGCCTTGAGACTTGCTCAAGACCCTAAAGAAAGAGGAAGTATACCACCTAACGTAGAAAAACGAATCATTGACATGGACGTTGATTCTGGAAAAGCTACTATTGAATTTGGAAGGGCAAGAAAATTAAAAGACGACTTAATAGCTGGCGATCAAAAAACAGAAGGCGTTTTAAGCACTTTAAGAACCCAAGTTTTAGATTTTGCTGGTTTACGTGACGCTGAAGAGCAACAAAAGACAGACTTTTTAAGGAAAAGAAACACTGACATTGTGCTAGGTCTTCCTCCGGGTGTTGCTTCTGATACTGATGTTAGAATTTTTAGTCAAGGTTTTCCTTCAGAAACTGCAGGCTCTGCGGAAATTATCCGTTACTTGGAAGCAGAAGAAACGTATTTAGCTGCTCAATCAGACATGTCAGCACTGTTTCAACAACACATAAACAAACAAGTAGAAAACGGTATAGAAGCAACTACTTCTGGTTTTGAGTACGAAAAAAGAAAGTACGCCAACGTAATGACTGAGTTTAGGAATAAGGTAGAAAACGCAACAGATCAACAAGGAAATCCTTTGTACTCTGAAGAAGATAAAAAAAGATACTTACAAGAAGCCTTAGGTTTTGTTCCTACTTACTACTCACGATAAAGAGGCTAACATGGCTATAAAAAGCGCACTTACAGGTCAAGAAATGTCTGAAGACAATCCTTTGGCTCTTTCAGCATCAGGGGAAGCTTTTACAAACCCACTAGGCGTTGCTGCTTTACCTGTAGTAGAAAGGCAAGAGCAGTACGTAGCGGAACACATGCAGGCAGTAACTGAAAAAGTAGACTCAGGAAGGCTTGGCACAAGCGACCTTGAGTTGGCTGCTCGTGCTTTTGTAGACGGAATGTGGCTCAATAAGGCGGAAGAAGTTGGTAGTTATGTTTCTGCTGTAGCCGTTAAAGTCATCTATCCTGAGTTGTTTGAAGGACGTAGTGTCTCTGATATACGTGAAGACATGTTGACTAAGCTTGAGGCAGAGTCTGCTGAGTTTGCCGAAAGAAGACCTGTAGTAGCAACAACAGCTAACATTGCCGGTAGTTTTGCGTCTCCTGCCTCTGTAGCAGGGGGACAGTTACTTAGTCAAGCCGCAAGAATACGCCAAGGTGCTCAGGCTGCTAAAGTTTCAGACGAAGTTGCTGCTACTTTAGGCGGTTCTTTTGCTCCACGAGCAGACGAGGCGGCACAACTTGCACAACAGTTAGGCAGACAGCAGGCAGCGGGCAAAGCCTTTGGTGTTCCTGTGTCCGGTAAGGTGGCTGAAATAGTATCCAAAAGCCCAACACCAGTGGCTACTGCAGGAGTTGTCGGCGCTGAAGGCGCTGTCATAGGGTACGAAGGAGAAACCACAGAAGAAAAACTTAAGAACGCTGCCTTTACTGCAGGTATTTCTGCTGCCGTTCCTTTTGCTTTTGCAGGAGCTAAAAAAACTTACGACCTTGCTACTGAAAACAAAATGGCTCAACAGGTAGGCAAAGGTGGTGACTTTGTTAACCTCATGTTTACTGAGCACGGTTTAGCACAGGTTTACAAAAGTGTAGTGTCTAAGGCTTACGGAGGACGTACGCTGACAGAGCAGCAGGCAAGAAAGATGGCAGGCCGTGCGCTTACTCCAGCGATGGCTAAGAAGGCAGGAGAAGAGTTCGCTGCTGACGCTGCTGCTCAAACTAAACGAGCAAAAGAAATTATAAAAACAACATCTAAAGAAAACTTAGATCAAATGGCTCTTAAGTTAGATGAGCAAATAGCACAAGTTAAACTTCTTTCAAGCAAAGCTACTGGAAAACTTAAAGAGGAGTACGACAACGAGCTTTTGCTTCTACAGGAAGCTAAACAAAATGCAGACGTAGCGAAAACTTTAGCGGTTAAAGAAGCTGACGCAACAGTAAACGCAGCTAATGCGGCTTTCCGTGGTGATGCCTTACGTCAGGCGGCACCTCCCGGAACTCCGAATGAAATGATTAATGATTTAGGGATGTTAGATCCTCAAGACGCTAACGCTGCTTTGGACGACTTTTGGAGAAAGTACGGTTTTAAAACAGCACACGGCAAGCAGTACTCTTTAAACCCAGAAGACGCTTCTTCTTTCATTGATAAGATTGCTGCAAACCATCCTGAGTTAGCTTTGATAGGTACTGAAAGCGGAAGTCTGTTGCGTAGTATTAAAATATATGTTACTGAAGAAATAGCAACAAAAGCTCCTGACGGCGTAATGAAGGGTGAAGACTTGTTACAACTTAGGAGCAACATTGGCAGAGCTATTAACAGCCTGAGTAACGAAAGCATCTCCACTAGAAGATTTTCTGCTGAAGTACAAGACTACTTCCATGACATTTTAGAAAAAGGTCTGAGTAAAAAAGAAGCTGCGCAGTTTGCTGCTGACCGAAAAGCATGGAGCATACGTAGCACTGTAGATGACGCTATTGCTAAAGCTTCAGGAGGAAATGCTAAAGCGGGGGCATTCACTGCAACTGAGTACTTAGATGCTGTTCGTAGCTATAGCCCAAGGTTTGCTGCCAGAGGTAAAGGAAGGCTGCAGGCCGAAGCACAAAAACTTGCTAAGGTCAATGACCAAAACAAAGCTAATATACTTGATCTGGCTGATGACCAAGTAAAACAGGTGGCGAATCAAGCTATTAGAGACAGAGCTTCGTTAGCTAATCAACTTAGTAAATCAAAGCAGAAACTTAAGGAAGAACTGGCAAAAGAAATAAAAGAACTAAGACGACAAGACCAAGTAGCAAAAACATCGGAATCTGCTAGGGAATCTTTAAGGCTCAGAATAGCAGACGCTAAAGAAAGACACGCTTTACAGCTTAATGACATTGATACCAAAATAGCAACAGCGCAAAACGAAGCTAAGATGATAAAGGACATGATGCCTAGTACTTTTGATTCTAGTGTTTTTGAAAGCTTGTTTAACACTTCTTTGTTAGGACAGGCGGTTTTGTTTGCAACTCCTAAAGCATCGGAAGGTGTTAAGGCATCAATTTTGGCTGGTGTTCCTACAGCTAATATTTTAAGCAGAGAGCTAACACAAAGAATTCTTGCTAGGCAAACCCAAGGCCAAGCAGCTATGCGTGAAGCAACTACAGCGGCAGGGAAAGCTTTAGAATCTGCAGGAGTTACTCCAGCCACTACAGTAGGCGCTCAAGCAGGTGCTGTAGGTGCTCTTGTTACGCCTAAAGAAATGATGTTTAGCGAAGAGCGAAAGAAAACAATACGTAATCTTCCTGAGTCTGGTAAACGTGCTTTGTACAGAAATTTAGAGTCAAAAGGAAGACTTGAGCGTTTACAGGCTGAAGATCCTAAGCTGTTTAAAGAGTTAAAAAGAGCAGCGGGTGTCTAGAGACGCTCCAGTACCCACTTCAGACCCATGATCTCACCCCGTATCTCGTTATTTCGGGCAGCGGGGATAGACTTAGTTAGTTTGTTCTCAAGTACTCTTATGCGTATCTCAATATCACGTTTAATGTTCATAAACACACCTTGAAAGAACGGGGGCACTAAGGCCCCCTTTTGTTTACAACTCGCAGTTATTACCTGTACAAGCCAACTGTTGTGACCCTTCGGTCATGTCAGAGTTCTCAGAGATGTTCCAGTCGATGGTCTCTGGAAACTCCTCCTTCAACTTCTCATACGTCTCTAGATCAATAGGTTCATAAGGAGCCTGTTGGTACGTATGCTCTGAGTAAGGCAGGAAGCTTACGCCACTGATCTTGTCGAACTTGTTGTACAACCACTGGCCCACCTCTAGGAACTCATGGTCACGGTAGTAACACGTCATTGACGGCTTGTGTTCACACCAGAAGTCCTGATAGATCTCCCATAGCTCAAGTTGCTCCATAGCACCCATCTCAGAGGC